TGGTTTTTCAAAGTGAAAGTCAAAGTTTGCTCAACAAATGTAGTTCCGTTTTCACGTGAAGAATTAATTACTTGATCAAAAGAGTTTGTACCCTTAAGTTCAAATTTGTAAAGTGTGGTAACACCAGCAACTGAATCAATTACATCAGTGTTTGTACCATCATAAGTAATACCAGAATAGTCTCCGTAGTTAACAAAATAGATAGCATCAATACCACCTACTGCTGTCTTACATACCTCAAGTCTACCGTTAGCTAAATCGCAGCTCATATCTTAAAAATTTTTAAAGTTTATAAAAAAGGGAGGGAAGTTTTTTACCGCCCTCCCCAGTTATTTAGGTTAATTAAGATTAGTTAGCAGAGTTTGTAATTCCGTAAGTAACCATATCTTCAGCAAAACCGTATTTAGCATCTGCGGTGAAACGCATAATTACTCTGACGTTCTCAGATCCGTCAAGGTCTGCCATATCAAGCACTTTAACAAGGTTCATATCATTCAAGATACCTGTTGCAAAGTGAAGGTTTGAAGATGGAGTAGCGATAGCTGTGTTAGCAGCCATACCGTTAGCCATAAATACCGGAATACCATCAAAGAATACATCACCAAGAACTTGGTTTGTACCTTGATTGTTGTAACCATTAGCACCAACACCAGAAGCAGCAAAACCACCTAAAGCACGTACATACGCTTTGTAGATGTTTTGTGAAACGTAAAGTTTAAGATCTGGGTGACCGTAAAGGCGAGCAGGAATAGCATCAACCAATTTACCAAGCTCAGTGATAGCGTTAGCAGCAGTAACAGTTGTACCGGCAACTTCTTGAGCAGATGGCAAAGCAGCATCAGCAGCAATTTGAGTAGAGATACCATCGAACTGACCAGCAGTAGCGTTAGCACCAACCCAGATTGTAGATTCCATATTTGAAGCAACTTTCTCAGAAACGTGTCCGATCAAGAAGTCAACAAATGACTTAGGCATAACATCGAATGCAGAGTAACCCATTTCAGCCGCCTGCCAAGTCGAATGAAAGTCTTTTTTACAAAGTTGTAAGTTTACTTGGAACTCTTCCGGTTGCAAGATACGCTCAGTAAGTGTTACAGTTGACGTTGCATCGAAATCGCAAGTTGCGTTCTTGATGATGTCGTTTGTACCAACTTTTTGAATTACTTGCTTGTACTTAACGTTCGGGTGGATAGTAAATCCGCCTTTCTCCAAAGTTGGAGCAGATAACAATGCAGCAGCGATATATTTTCCGCTAAACTCGCCAGCATATGTTGTAGTGATTGAAGTGGTAGTAGCCATTTCTTAAAATTTAATTTAGTTAATTATTTGTTTAGTTTTTCAAAGATTGAATCCATAGTCGTGCGTGCCTTTTTAGGAGTTAATTTGAATAACTCAACAGGTTGTGCGTTTTCTGGATTATGTAAAATTGGTTTTGGCTCAGCTTCAACAGCAGCTAACTCAACCGGAGCTTCTTCTTCTTTTGCTTCCTCAGTTGGTTGTGCAGATAGTTTTGCCAATTCAGCTTTCAATGTTTCGTTTTCTTTTTGTAAAGCTTCCATTTCTTTAAAATGAGATTCTTTTACGATAGATTCAATGATCTTTTTTGCAGTTGGTGCAGCCTCAGCAGCCATTTCTTCTTCAACAGGCATTCCTGCTTCAACTTCCGGTTGCTCAACCTCAACTTCAACTTCTGGCTCAGCAGCTTCACGAACATCAGCAATAATACCTTCCTCAATTACAACGAGAATACGCATATCTTCTAATTCGTATTCACCAATAGGCAAAGGAATTTTTTGCTCATCTTCTGTTACAATAAAAACTTCGTTACCAGCTTCAAAAGCATCAGCTTCCAAAACAGATACACCATCAGTTAATTTCATTTGTTCTAATTTAACTTCCAATCCAAGAAGCGTGCGAACTTTGTTTAAAATCTTGTTTTCGTTCATTTTTATTTTAGTTTATACCGCTTAAACTATAATATATTAATTCTGTTGCGTTTTTATCCGTTTACGCCTGTAATCGTTCTCGGTTGGTTCGTGTTTGTAACGGTACTTGATCCTTGCTGAACCAAAGCACCTACGCCTTGATTTTGTAGATCTCCATTGCAGCAATTTTTTGAATACGTACCATCATCGCATAAGCATCCACGTTTCCCAACTCTTGGGCTTGACTTACTTGGTGTTTTCTTTAAAAATGACATATTATTTATTTTTAAGTTGTTCTAATTTACGTTGTGCCCATTCAATACCGGCATCTCCACCCCAAGCTAACCACATTAATCTGCCACATCCATCGCCTAATTCCTTTTGTGAGTTTTGTCTGTGACGTTCAAATGCAGCCATTCTGCTGATCGTTTCTTGAGATATAGGTTCTCCGTTTGCTAATTGGTTTGCACGTTGTTTTCCTACCGGTGTTCCGCAAGATCCCCATCCGTTTTCATCAGCCCAACGCAAAGCAATCTTAGCATTTTCTTTAGCAGCTTCTGGATAGTCAGAATAAGATTTAAGTTTGATATCTAAGATCTCTTTTAAATAAGCTATGACTTCGTCTTTTTCTTCTGTTTGTGCGCTCATTTCGTATTTATCTGCAAAGTATCCTTCAATAGAAAAACCTTTAACTTCTCCGGCCTTTACTCGCTTCCAAATATCATCGTTGTTTACTTTCATTGAAATCATCCAAGTTCCTTTTGGTAAATCAAAACCATATAACTTAGATTTGTCAGTTTTAGGATCATCAATTATCCAGCTTTCAACTACTGACATTCCATCAATTTCTTTAGCGTGTTCTAACGTAGCATTGTTTTGGTTAGATCGCATTAAGAATAATTCAGATGCCTTACGTACTGTATCTTCAGAAAAGAATATTTCCCACTCACGTTTCGTCTTTTCATCGTTACGATAAATCTTTTTGTTAGGCGTTAATGCTGGGCCCATCAAAATACGCTTCTCTTGATCAACTTCTTTGAGTTGTACTTGGTGCTTATTTAAAGCAATAAAGTTTTCCTCAATAGCCGGAAATTCAACAACGCTTACCGCTTCGATCCCGTGCATTGGATCCTTCTCGTCAATGATTAATTCTATTAAATCCATATTCCCTAAACTTAAAATGGTTTATAATGTTGCGTTTTCTACTCTGTTGCGGTCTAAACTTTGAGCAGTAGTTACCTGTCCAGAAACAACGTAAGCTTGTACCGGAGTTTGTTGTAATTGTGCTAATTGGTTTATACCAGAGTTACCTACAACATTAAATGATGGTGCCTGACCTTGTGCAGTGGCACCGCTAAATGTATTATTTAAATTTGAAGGTCCAGGACCACCACCGCCAGGAGTTTTTACTGCTGTGATTGCTTGAATATTTTTAATACCTGCTGCAATAGCTAAACCTGCATTGATTGGTGCCAAAACCGGCCCAACAACAGGAACTCCAATAGTAGATGAGTAAGCTTTTTGTGCTGATAGAAATGTTTGAATAGTTGCCTCTGCAATAGCTGCTGCCTTACCTGCTTTTGTTTGTTCGCCTAATAATTTTGATAATTGACCAAGAGTTCCAGCAGTTGCACTTAACGCATCTTCTTGAGCTTTCTTCTTTTTATCTTCAATAGATTTTTCTATTTCATATAAACGTTCTTTTGATTCTGCTACACCTTGTAAACCTTTCTTTTCAAGTTCCTGAAATTCTTTAGTTTTCTTTATACCAGTAATCTGTAATCTATCAACCTTATCTAAGCCTTCACGTGTTAAATCAACTTTTTTAGCTTCAAGTTTAGCGATCTCAGCTGCTTCATTTGCTTTAAGCTGCGTAACGTCTAAATTGAACTTTTTAGCTTCATCATAAAGAGCTTGATATTTACGTTTTACGTTTAAAATTTCTCTATCCTGCTCACTTAGTAAGCTATCAGAGTAATCTTGTTCTGCTTGTTTTATTTTAGCTAATACGTCTTTATGCGCCTTTAATCTTTCTTCTTCTGCGGCTGCTTTTTCTTTAGCTCGTTCTTTTGCTGCTGCTGCTGCTTCTTTACCGTCTGCAATTTCTTGACGTAACAACATTTTACGTTGCTTATTCAATTTAATTCCAGTCATTGCATTTTCAGTTTCAGCTTCATTTAAGGCAATAGTTGCATCCCTGATCTCTTGCTTCATTTTGATCTCAGCTTGACCACCTAATGCTTTGGCTTTAGCTTTTAAGATATCTAAGTCAACTTTAGCAGTTCTTACCTTTTCTGCTGCACTTTCTTTTTCTGCCTTAGTAACTGCTTCTAATGCTTTTTTCTTTTCTTTAATGCTCGCTGTTTCATCTGTTAAAATCTCCCGTGATTGTACGAGTAATTTGTTAATTTCTGATTCACGAACTGCTTGCTCTTTTTTAGCTTTGTTGTTAGCTTGCTGTTGCTTTTCTAAACCACGAACAATAGCGAAAGTTGTACCATTAGCAGCATTAGTTAATTGATTAAATGACGTTGTAGCTTCTCCGTTAGCTTTTTTCATTGCTTCAGATGCCCCTTTAAAGTCAAGAGTTATAAATTTAAACGCTGCTTCTGCTGCATAAACCAAAGCGCGTGTTAAACCAAATATTGCATCTTTTACCTGAGTACCTACTGCACTTAAACCCTCCCAAACTGCTGCAATTTCTTTTCCTATTTTTACGTTTGACTGGAACGCTTCATAAATGAATTTTAACGCACCAACTATAACAGTAAGAATAAGTACAACCGGATTGGCCATTAATGCCTTTAATGACGCTCCAAATGAAGTTACTGCACCGTCTGCTTTTTTAAGATTTGGAACCATTGATGTAACGACATTTTTAATATCGTTAAACACTTGCATCCTGCTACCTGATTGTTCAGTTGTTGCAGCAAGATTTTCAGTTGCCTGTGTTACTTGGTTTATATCTTGAGTAACCTCTTTTGCATTGGTGCTTACATTGATCTTTATTGTTTTAGTTTCCGCCATTTTTTATCGCTTTAATTTCTCGTTTAGCTTGTTTAAACGCCTTTCTAAAAGACGTATGTAATTTGTATTTTCCTTTTGCAATATCAATGTATTCTCCTTCTCCGTAAAATTCATCTATTTGCAACATTGCTATTATTTGCTTTATCATACCACTACTATATTTATTATTTCATCTGTTCTTATTCCATTCGTGTTTGTATATGCTACACTTATTGAATATGCTGTACCTGCTGAAGCAGCCGGAGTTGTTACGGTAATATTTTGGCTTGATGTTAACGTATAAGCACTTAAAACCAAATCAGAACTTGATGGAGTTAATACTGCTGATCCTCCTCCGTTTGGTAAGTTGATTGCAGTTGCTACTGATCCTCCAGAAGTTGGTACTTGGTAAAAAGGAACTTTATTGATCATTGGCCTAAAGTCAAGATAAAGCGAAAAGTTTACTTCTCCTGATGTTAGGTTAGTTTGCATATCGTTAATAATATAACGCTTATCTCTGATAATTAATCTATCGTTTAGCTTTAATCCGGTAAGCAGGCTTATTGGGAATTTCGTCTTTACGTTGATTAATCTTTGCTTTAAATTGTAAAGGTTGAAAAGGTAAGAGAAATAATACTGAGCAAATAACGTATTTTGTATTGGCGTAAGTAATAAGCTGGAAGTTTCCGGAGCAAAGTTTAAAGTAAGATCCGTGTTATTGAATCTTAGATCTTGACCAAAAGGAGTGTAATTGGTAATTGTTACGTGCGAGCCTACCATTAACTTAAAATCGCAATCTTGGTTGTCATACTGATAAAGCAAAATAGGCTTCGGTGTATATGGTGCAAATTCGTTATTTAAAGCATAACCAACCTGTAACTCTGTACCTGTAAACTTCTGTTGCAAGATATTCTCAAAAGGTAAATCAACCGTATATTCGCCTCCATCGTAATCATATTGATACGTCATATCTCCGTATCCTCTGGAATATACTTGGCTAAATTGTTTGTTTAAGAAACACTCTGAATCCTGATACTTGAAAGTGATCTTTTTGTAAAGCGGCATACGTGATACGTCAATACTTTCAACGCTCGTGTATTTGGTGATGTCTACAATAGCTCCTTGTCCATACCAATCGTCAATAGGCGCAATTTGATACGTGTTTTCATCCGTACCAATACAGATCATATTATAAACCTTTAAGATCCCAGAAAAGAAATCTGCAATCTTCATCTGCGGAGCATTATATTCTAAGCTCTGCGTTAGGATCATATTAGATGCCGAGTTTGTAGTTGACTGCGTTTCAGTAACTAAAGAACCACCACTCAAATAAAGCACTGAATATTTAAGGGAATGAGTTACGTTGACTGCGGCTGCTGGCCTTAAATAAACTTGGTAAACAGAATTTAAACCAGAAGTTTGGTTAACTATATCTAAAGTATATGTGCCGGTTGCGCTAATCTCAACTGAATTTAATAAGTTTCCGTTTTGAAATACATCTGCGTAAATGGTTGCAGCAGTAGACAAGGAAAGAATCTCAATATCAAGTTGATGCGTAAGCACTCCGTTTATTTCTGTAAATGTTACAGTGTCATTAGCGGTATCTATGTACGGAGAAAGGTCATATAAACCAGTTGGAGCAGAAACGGATTGAATATCTACTAAATGTTGCTTTCCTACAATTTCAAACTCACCTTTGTTTTTATAGTAAAGAAATAATTTTGTAAAGCGATCATCCTGTAAGAAAGTACCTGTAAATGTTACTCCGTATTTTGCTTGGATTAATTTAAATATTTTGCTTACTCTAAAAGCAGGAAAAAGCTCATTGTATTTTACTGCTCCACTTGTTGCGTAAATATTGTTGTCAGAGATTGAAGTAACATCAAGCCAGTTTGGTGTTGTAGCGTTGACGTAATTTGATTGATAGTGCCAAATGCGTTTAGAGCTGATTAGCGGATACTTTACATCGTATTGGTTAGTACCATCTGAAATTCTATTGGCAATCTCTGTACCCGTGTAAACGTGATTGTAATCGGTATAATCCAGATCAGAAAGTAAGTCCTCTCCGAAGTAGTCCTTTAAAGTGCGACCATCTCCATAGAATGTTACAGAATAGCTTTCAGGTCTTCCGTTTTTTAGGTTTGCCTTTTCAATCTGTAATTTACCTCTGCGGAAAAACGTAAGATCAATCTCAATAAACGAATCTAAACGTATATTGTAATCAATCAACGAATTTACATCTGATTGGTAAAAGTGTTGCAGGATCTTATTATTGTGATCATTAGCAGGAATTGTAAATCCTTGTGAAAAGTCGGTAAACGTTTTAGAAATATCTTGTACGTTTTGCACTGTACTTGTTACGCTGATCTGTTCATCATTAAACAATTCAAGTTTCTCAGAAGATGTCAATAGTCCGGAAATCCCACCAAGTGATGTTAGATAATCGAACATACAACCGGTAGCTTCGCAGGTACCTCCGTTATTAGTTACAGACGTAACAAAATTATTAACTACGGAAGTTGTAGCATCTTGAAACCTTGTAGTGCTTACGTATAAATGTACCTTTCTTTTCATTAGATAACCGAGTTGATAGTATCAAATGCGTATTCAAATTCCAACTGATAGTTGATCATCTTAGTATTGATTGACTTAAATAGATCAGTTGACTTCGTGTTTATCTTAGCAGCTTTTTCGTTTACTAATATCTTTTCGCTGAACAATAATTGCTTGATTGTTTCAGCATAGCTTTCTTCAACCCAGTCAGTGTTTAATCTTATTGTTTGCTTTCCGTTAGCGTTAAATACTTCTCTTTGTCCTTCTGTTTGTAGGTAGTTCGGAAATTGAGATTGTAAGATGTTATACTCCGTGTTTTCAACGTTTAAACTATCATAAGAAGCACCAAACATCCACTCACGTTGCCAAGCTCCGTATTTATTTACAAAGTCAACTTGAACTGGAACGTATTTACATTTTTCTTTAGGATAAAAATACGATGTCCATAAAACTCCATTAGCTGAATCTAAGATCTCTAATTTGTTTCCTACCGATTCCCAAGTTGGATAAACCCTATTTACATCCCTAACGGTATCTGTTGAAAGGTTAATTAATTGCGTTGCAGCAGTGCTTAAATTGGTCCAGCGTGCTTTTACTGCGGTTTCAGTGTAAACAGTAACCCAACCAACGTTGTTTATTGGATTGTAATAGTAATTACCCTGCGGCAATAATATATCTGAAACTGTTGGATTGTATCCATCTGTATAATATCCAAACCCTTCAAATCCTAAACCTGTAATATCAGATCCAACCTGCGTGAAAGTTGTACCTATTCTTTTGTATTTTTTAATTGTATAATTACAATACTGCGCTGTTGGTGTAGCTGCTTGAGTAGTTGGCTGCGTTTGTAGACTGTTATGGCTTATAAATTCACGTATGTAAGGAGAAACATCATAATAAGTAGCCGGAGCATTTGTAGCGGCTATTAGCTTATTTAGAATGTACTGCGGAGCACTTGGCATACTTCCGGTATTCCATAAGTAAAGCTCAATCTTTGTTTCTACTTGCCCTGTTTCGTTTATTTCGATTATATAGGGGCTTCTTGCAAATATGTTAGCCATTTTTCTTAATTATTTGGTCTATTTGTTCATTAAATAATTGCTCTGAATCTAATGCAAAAGATTTGATTAATTCATCGGGTAAATTCTTATAAGCTGCTTCAAATGGCTTTGTAAAAAACATACTCGGCCTAATTCCTTTGTTATATATTCCTCTTGTAATTAAAAAAGCGGTTGATTCATAACTTAAATACTTTCCTGTCTTTTTATCTGAAAATTGAAATCTTTTTTGCTTTACCCATTTGTTAATTGCTTGTGTTAATCCACCCGACCTTCCTGTTCCAGTTCCAAATTTATAAGGGCTATTAGGTGCTTTACTTGAGCTTGTTTTACCTTTTACTCCTAAATCTTGATAAACACCGTAATCTGCCATACTAAACTCTAAAGAGAATGAGTTTTGACTTACGGTTATTTCTCCTTTAATTGAATTGTATAAATTCTTTGTAACGTTCTTGTTGCTGTTAGTCAAATTTCTTCTTGAAACACTAACAACGTGGTTTCTAAATCGTTCTAAAGCCTTTTGTACTTCCGTCTTTTTCATTAACAGATAGTCATTTCATTAGGAACAACAATATCAAACGTCATAGCCCAACCTGCCAGATTGTTCTCAAAACGCTCTGAGAATGGCTCTAAAGTGGCTGTATCTTCAATTACAACCTTATCATCCCATAGGTTACCGGCTTTCATTAATTTGTAAGCTCTGATCAGTACCGAGTGCATTGCGTTTAGCGCATCTGTTTCGTTATCCATACCATAAAACAAATCAGTATCCTGCGCTT